AGACAGAATCGCCAACCTCGTATCGAAGATATGGTATCAGCACCCATTTTGGCCAACGACCTTTGGGCCATGCGCCAATGACGGATGCCAAGGACGCGCCCGTGGTTGCCGAGAATGTAAGGAATGCCTAAAAAAACAACTTTCCGCATTGACCTCCGAGGAATTTGCGACAGACTTCTACCAAGCATTAGCCGATGTCCGTAAGTGCGAGCATAAGCTGGTGTATGGGGAAACCACAAACAACGAGAAACAATGAAGCCAAACTACTACGCAATCATTGGCGAGTGCCTAGAAACAGGTTGCCGCCGAGGAGTACAGCGAGCATTCAAGCATACGGATGACCCGAATCTGGATCAGATTCAAGAGGCCGTCTATGATGCTGTCATGATAGAGCTTAATGAGAAGTTCTATTTCAACGCCCCGAAGGAAGAAGAAATCGACCCATATGAATTATGAAAAAAAGCGTATCACTAAAACTAGAGTCATGGCTTCTCCGAGGCTATGGGATCACACCACTGCAAGCCCTTGAGAAATGGGGTTGCATGAGGTTGTCAGCACGTATTAAGGAACTGCGCGATGCAGGATTCCCTATCGTAACCGAAGTTGCCAAGCAGAACGGCAAGACATTTGCCCGGTATCGCATGGCTAAAGCCGCATAATTATGAACCCAATACCAGTGATCGTTGTTTTATGTGCTATGGTGGTAATGATCGCTACCGTGGGGTACTTAATACTTGGTGCTTTAGATGATGACGATCACTGGTACTAAGCAACATGAACGAACAATTACAAAACGAACTAGAAGAGCAGGCAAGACTGCTTGGAATGTCCGCTGAACGCGAGTGTGACTTGCGTGGTAAGATTGAGCGTCTTGAGCGCGAGCGGGATGACCTAAAAGATCAGTTGACCGCCGCAATGATGTCCATAAGACTGCAGCAACGCAGAGAACAACAAACAAACGAACAACCATGAGCGCAATCGACGACACAATCGCTAAAATAATTGCAGAGAAGAACGATGCCATCTCCAAGATGGAGTGGTGGAAGAAGGAAGCCGAAAGGTGGAGAGCGCAAGCACTAGACCTCGACGCACAAGTGGAATCCGCTATCGCCAGCATGACGACCAGAATGGAGCGCATCGAAAGGCAACTTAAACAATTCACCGACATTGACCTATGAGCGGAGCAGGAAAAGGATCGGCACCAAGGCCCGTGAATCCAGCGATTTACGGAAGCAACTACAACGACATCTTCAGAAAAGACGAATGCCAAAACAAACCAAAGACAACGGATTCAGACTCGTCGCAGGAAGACCAAGACTCAAACCTTGGGAACAACGAATCACCGTCACATTCCGATTAAGCTACGAGACTTACCAGCGTATCCAGCGGCTTGCTAAACGCGAGAAGATTCTTATGTCTAAGGCATTGGAAAAGCTGGTACGCACCGAGGAGTCCGAGCGCATTGAGCCGACCATCCCAGTAGACTACAGCAAGATCCACCACCGCGAGCGAGGCTATACCGTAACCAAAATACTAGATAAACACTTCCAATGAAACTGACCGAAGAACAACTAAAGACAATACTTGAACGCTACTCCGATATGTATCACGCTTGCGTGGATGCGGAGAGGGTTGGGTGCCTTGACATAGACGGGCCGCTTTACAATGCGTTTTGGATGGGCTTTGAGTCCATGCTGTCTATCATCGACCCGCACGACTGGATCTCATGGTACATCCACGACAACGACATGGGAGCGAAAGGACACGAGGTCGAGGTCGGATCGAAGAAGATTAAGGTGAAGAACCTCAAGAACTTGCTGGAGGTTATGAACGCATGAACCTACTCAAAGGTTTCCCTAAACGCTACGAGAATACCCCTCCTGCCATTGGTGGCGAGTGGCTGGCACATTACCGCCAAGGACTCGCTACAGTCGATTCTGGGGGTATTGTGGTGATGTACGGGGCGCATGGCACAGGCAAGACCCGCATGGCGTGGGAGATTGCACGGAAAGCTACCCCACAGGACTCTCATTACGCAACTGGAGGGCTTGGCTGGAACTCTGGAAGAAAGGAACGACCCGCTATTTACACCACGGCAGTTGGTCTTTTCCTTGAGATTCGGGACACCTTCCGACAAGACTCCGAGTTCTCCGAGATGCAAGTGGTGAAGAAGTACACCGATGCGGGACTACTGGTCATCGACGAGTTCCAAGAACGAGCCGAGAGCGACTTCGAGAACAAGAAGATCACGACCATCATTGACGCACGATACGCCCACGAAAGGCCCACAATTCTCATTACGAACTACACCCGTGAGAAGCTAGCCTCGACGCTATCGCCAGCAGTATTGGACAGAATCCGCGAGAACGGGTGCGGCTTGCATTTCAACTGGACAAGCTACCGCAAACAGGGTAGTATCTAGCCAATCCAGCACTCTGGAGGTGGAAGGCACAGCCTTTAGCTCCGCCCAGCCGAGCAGGAAAGTTCCAGCTCTATATCGAATGGCTGGGCGGGGTTTCACCTATTAGCCTCGGCCCATATTAGCCCTGCATTAGCCGCAGCGTACGATAGATACACCAATGCCCACGGAGCGTCACCCTTGAGTGCGTAGCTTGCCCCAGCCGCCGTGTACAAAAGCATAGCGGCTAGGACAATTACCTGCTCAAAGCTCATGCCACGGAATAGAAGTGACCCTTGGGTGTCTTCCTCAAGACCAGCTTACCACTTTTAACCGCGATATTCAGCACCCGTCTAGCTCCCTCTGTATGCATCTCTGCTTTGTCGGCGTACTCTGCTGCGGTGAATTCGTCGTCGCGTTTAGGCTCCTGCACCCCCGTAATCTTGAGGGCTTGTTCTAATGCGGTAATGGCTACTTGTGCTTTTGTTCTCATTGTTGTGTTTTCTATTGGTTTAGTCGGCATACATTCTTGATCTCCAAAGCGACACTTCGCCCTCAAATATCCCGCAATCATGCAAAGACAATCTTTGTCGTCTGCTTTTGTTCTCATTTGTTGGTTGGTTGAAAAGTTGGATGGAAAGTTGGGATGATCAGAGAATACCCATTGGCGAGATCCAGTCATCGCCTTCCTTGACGACATTCCATGCCTGCCACGCGCCTGTCTTGGTGTTGATCAAGCCGTAAAGGAAGCCATTCCTCCACGCCAGTTTGGCTGGAGTGCGGTCGGCGTAGGTCAGTTGGTCAATGTCAGCAAGGCAACCTACAGAGAAGCTAGCCTCCCCGTCGATATGCCTAGCCACATATACATCTGGCTTGTGAACATGGCCATGAAGACACGCGCCCCAGTTCTCGTAGTGAGACTTGGCAGGGTACATTGTTGCGCGGAACCCGTGGATGAGCTTCGGACCACCTTCTGGGAGTCGCAAATACTTGTTCACATGGTACGGAACCCATTGAATCTTACGCTTCTTGAACCCGTCCTCGGAGGCTTGAGCTAACTTCGCGCAATGCTCACGCAGCATTCCATCAGAACACTTTGTGGAATACATCCATATGCGGTCATCGTGGTTTCCAAGTGTGAGGTAGTTGGGCTTGAACTCATCCAAGAACTCGATACCCATCTGGTAATCTTCAGAGATGCCGTCTGCTTTCTCCTCTGGGCTTGCACCCTTACGGAGTGGTGAGAAGTCCCATAGGTCGCCTAGATGCACCCGATAGTCGGGCTTCCATGTTTTAGCGAAGTTAAGGATCTTCTTTTTAGCCTCTTCAGAGACTAGGCTACCGTGGTTGTCGGCAGCGACGAGGAACTTCTTGTAGGTCATTGTTTCTTTGGTTGTTTTTGGATCTTCGCCCATGCAGGGAAGAAGATATGATCAAGACAACGCACGACACCCTCTTCCACTTCCTCGAAAGGTTTGCAATGAGCGATGCCTCCGATAGCGAAAGCAGCGTGCATTAGTTCGTGGCGTAAGGTGTCAAGCATTACCTTGATGTCGCCATTGCGCAGGGTAATGGTAAGGTCGTCAAGCGAAAAATTGCCATATTCCTCAAGATTTTCAACAATGTTGATCTTTACCCGCAACCCGCCAACTTGGATATGCTTGGGTATTGTCATCGCGTTGCTTGGAAATGTTGCGAATCGTATCCCCAGTGAGCACCAGCAGCCATCCAGCCTTCTCGGCTAAAAATCTCCATTATTTCTATCGGCATATTAGCCGACATAGGCCAATGCTCGCGGAACTGGTTCGTGCTAGGTGCAAGGTCAATCGCGGCTCCTCTGGCGTGTAGGGACGGCAAAGAACCACCTCTCATGGGGCGATTGTTAAAGCATCCTGCGTACTCCTTCAATACCCACGAATGCGGGGTCTTGGCGATCTGCTCCAGAATGCGGCGTAGGCTAGGTGCTACCTTGTGGTGGCAGCGAATAGACTTCACATTCTTGCCGTCATAGCGAATGTCGAGGTCGCCAACCGCGAGGTTAACCAGTTGTTTCTCGTCGCCAGGTCGTCCGTAGAACGCAGTAAGACTTGCTTGGTCGGTGGTGGGCCAAGGGTTATCCTTGGGCATGAGAGCGCGTAGGTGGGCCTTGCAGGCCTTTATGGACTTCGGTCCCCAGAACCCGTCTGGAGTCGCTCCTATGCGCTTCTGAAGCTCAATGATCTGGTTTCTGGTCATATGCTTGAATTCTACCACGTAGGTCAAGCATGAGTTGACCTATTCACCACTTTTTAAGCAACTTGAACAGGGAAAGCAAGCCCACAACGATGCCGATAGTCAGCGAGGTCATGCGGAGTCCCCACTCCAGTTGCTCTTGGAACGAGGTAATTACCCCCAGTGCGGGGGCTACCGTGCCGGCCACTCCATGCAACAGGTCTCTGCCGTGTTCTGCGGTCATTTGCCTGCGTCCCTAGCTTTGATTAGGCCAATGCCTGCGGTAACAGCGGCGAACGCGCCCATAAAGTCGGGTGCGCCACCATTAAGGACTTGAACGCCCACATTGGCGAGCGTTGCGACGATAGTGAGAATGCCGAGTGCGGTAGTTTTCATATTATTATTCTTCTTCTGGGGTTGGGAGCAACGAGACAATCTCATTGCGGTGGATTACATTTACCAACGGGAATGCCGTTTGGTCAAGGGCTTGGAAGGTGGGTGCGTAGATACCATCCTTTTCGGTGAGTAGATCGGCGCAGACTGCAAAGCGACCATCAGTCAGCGTGATCGGGGCGACTTGGTGCTGGTAGGCAGGTTGAGCGTCCTTGAGCCGTTGCGCGATATCAGCATCAAAAACAAGCCACATCGAGCGGAGGTCGTCCGAGCTAACATCACCTTGGAGCAGTTGGTCGAGGGTCATGGAATTGCGGCAGTTAGATTAGACATCAGGGTAGAGACGCGAGAGTCGAGAGCAGCAATGTCGATGGATTCTCCGATGGAGTAGAATGATAGGCGGTGAGATCCGTATGCCACAACACCAGTATTACCCCTCATAATTAAAATATTGCTATTTTGAGGCGTTTGACTAACAGAAGTTAGAATTTGATTTGACGATTGAGATCTACCGATAAAACCTGAACTGTTTGATCTACTGACACCATTAAAGCCAAGACCAGAAGTCCACGATACACCTGTCAAATTGCGACTCCTAACGACAGCAACAGCCAAGCTATTAGCACCAGTAGATAGTTGATCATTTAGGCCCAGAAAGAAATTAGATCCAATTGCGCTAACGTAAACTGACATATGCTGATTGTCCTGCGGGTCAGCATTATTGTTGCGGTTGGAATTAAGATACTTAGTTGTACCGTTTCCAACCAAACCCGTCTGGCGTGTGTAGTCACCAGAGACGAAGTTAAAATTTGTCGGAGCAGTCCCTTTCAGCGGCACAAGCGCACCAGACAGTGTACGCGCACCAGCCATGATACAAGATGCTTTGATAGCATCCCAGATAGCGTCTGACTTGCAGCCTTTGACGAAGTTGTTGATGGCAACCTTCACGCCAGACTCAAGGGCTTGAGCATCCGCAGCTTCCACGGCAGCGATGTACGCTTTTGCGTCTGGGTCAAGACCAGACACCGCGCTATTAAGCATGTTTCCAAGAGCGTATTTCATTCGGTGGGAGGGTAGTATGGGGGAGTGGTGGATGTCAAGATGCTAGGTGACTTATACGAAATAAGTCATGGTAAAATTTATGCTTGATGACCCGCTGAAATCCGAATCTGCCAGGTTTGAATTTGCCCCAGTTGCGATTTTTCCTAAATTGATGTTACTGCCACCAGAAAAAACTAATG